TTTTCAATTTCTTTTTTGATTAACTCACAAAGTTTTTGAAGTTCTTTGTAGTTGGGGTCAACAACCGAATTAAAGAATGATTTGGTTACCTCAGTGGTACTTTGTTTTGTATAATTACCACTCAAAACGTTCGTACTGTATGCTGCGTATTCCGCAGGATAATCCGCAACATTTTCTTTTACTTTTGGTATATCATTGTCAAAATAAAAAGCCATGTTCTCAAATCCTGCGAATGGGTTTGTTGGGTTGTTTGGTGCGACTGGCTGAGTTTGTGGGTTTGAGTTTACTCCTGATTGAATTGTCTTAACCGCATAAGTTAGTTGTTCCTTCGTCATCTCTTTAGATGAAATCATTTGTTGTAATTGGAACAAGTCATTAGGGTTAATTGTGTAATATTTCTTGGCTAACTCATATAAGTCATAAGTTCTACATCCCGCAAAGAATGAATCAATGATACTATCGATTCTTGGTCTGTTAGTTTCATTCTTAAGAACTTTATCAACCAATAGATTCAATACTGAAGGGTGGTCAACAACTATCTTCCATGTTAAACTTCCCGTTCTATTTGTATTGTTGTATGTATACACAGGTTCTGGTCTACCGATGAAATCAGTATTCTTCCAGTTCGCACTTACATTTTCAGTAAATGTTAAACCATATGGTGGGAACCACATAACTCTACCGCCATTAGGTCCTCTCTCACAAATAGCCAAATCTGAAACAGAAAAACCTGGTGTGTTAGACGTTCTCCAAGCCAAATTCTCAAGTGAGAACATGTACTTCTTGGCATAAGCGTTGTTGGTTGTCCCAATAAGATTTGTAGAGTCTTGACCTCCCTCTTGTTTGTTTGGATAGATATTCAAATTCCATGTCTTATCCATCACTGAATAGGAAAACTTTCTACCTTCGGTTGTCATACCATTTCTTTTCTGAAGGTCATTGTATTGTAAGTAAGGAACGTCTTTAGTGAATATACGACAATACTCGGTCCCCACTTCTTGTCCAATATCACCAATATACTTAAGAACTCTAGAACCCTTTGTAATCTCTCTATAACCGTCATGAAAGACCTTACTAACTTGGTCGATAGCATTACCAACATGTTGTAATCTTCTTCCTCCTTGAGGTTGACTGTTAATTAATCTTTGTGTATCATCAAGAATTGAACCCTCTCTATATGTTTGATTTGTTGATTCGGTCTTATTGTAAGATGACGGTTTAAAGTCTTCGTCCTGTCTAATTATCTCACCACCAATACCAACATACTTACCAGCGTTGTCTTTGTATTTTGGTGATACCCAAGTGAATCCACCTTCAACACCACCACCATTACCGTAAGTAGGTCCGTTAGCGCCAAGTTTACTTTCTAAATCAGGACCCTCATATAACGCAGCAAGTTCATTTGGACCATATACAGGTGATTGAACCTCTTGTCCGAATTGGTTTACTGGTATATCACCTCCAGGTGAGAATACTCTTGATGGGTCTGATGTTCTTGAACCAACATAGAAATTACTATTGTCTGTTGTAGAACCAACTAAAACTCCCGCAACTCTATCAAATAATGTTCTTTGATAATCTGGCTTATACTTGTTGTAATCAATATTACCGAATAATCTCGACTTTTGACCACCACCTGTATTGTTTAAAAATAATTGTGAACCTGTTTTATCACCACCTAATAATCTACTAAATGTTTTACCAACAGATGTTTTACGAAACGCATTACTTAATTGTTGAATTGTTGTTGGTTGTCCTGAATTAATACTTGCATCAAAGTATGAACCAGGAATTGTGGATGTTGGTATTGTACTACCAGCAAGTCTTAAAGCAAAATCCGTTGCTGCAAGTATTGGATTGGCTGGTGCGGTGATTGTCCAGTTCGGCTCAATTAAAGGAATTCTACCCGTAACTAAACCTAAAACGTCGGTACCACTTCTTACGTTAAACGCATTGGCTCTACCCGTTGTTTGTTGAACTATCCCTGTGGCAATTCTTTCTTCGAATCCCCTTCTTAATCTTGACGCACCTAAACGAGCAAGGTATGAGTCGGCACTTAATAAACCATTACTACCTTGGGGGTCTGGTGTCAATAAGATTGAAACAGGTCCGTATGTTGACGGATTGAAGTTGGGGTATGGTTGGTTATTATAATATCTTGTACTACCGTTGGCGTCGATTGTTTCTAAATTTCCAACGAATTCTCCACTATCATATAATTGCTCACTACCGTTACCAAAGGCATTAATTTTTCTCCAATTCTTTGATTCAGGCTCTGCCTCATCTATAATTCTAGCATCTGCGAAACCATATTCACCTTCGTTTGATTTTGTATTTGTATTCCCAACAGGGTCGGGAGCTTGTTGATATCCTCCTTCATTCCCCCACTTATTCAATGGATATAACTTATTAGCAAACGATGGTTCGTCTATTAATTGGTCAGGACTATCTTGAACGGATGTGTCTGATTGTATGTATTCTGTATTAAATGGAGGCGTAGGTCTGTTAGGAGCCTTAAGATAAGGCGTCAGGTTTCTCGTAATGAGTTTCTTTCTAAACGCGTCTGAGTTAACTAAATCTAATGGACTACCCATTCAATACTTTTATTATAAATAGGTTAATAGGTATTTTTCTGATGATAAATTACTTTGTCTTTTGGAGTTGTTTGTTTTTTTCATCGATGTATTTGTAAATCATTTCTTTGAATTTTTCACTATTCATATACTGTTCAAGGTATTGTGAACTAACACCTGGAGGTGCATCTACCTTAAATGTAACGGTGCCAGTATAATCGACACTTTTATTTATCGTAGATGTTAATGTTTGATTTTGATTTGCCGTTTTTGTTAACGAATCAGTTCCTTCCAAGAACAATGATTTGGCTGGTGAAGCTTTAGCTGTTGTTCCTGATTTTTCAGCAGCAACCGCCTTTCCTACAGACGTTTTATCAATATATGATTCAAGACCTCTTAAAGCTTTATTCGCCATATTACCTAATTCAGAATCACCATAATTCAGATTTTTACCTTTGATGTCAGAATAAATTTTTTGACTTAATCCTTCTACAACTTTTCCAATTGATTTACTTTGTTCTCCAAATTTACCACCTAAGTCTTTCATAATATCACCCATAGACTTACCATCTGTTTTCGTCATCTCTTTTACCGCATCCCTAATCGCATTAGCCGTGGTGTCAAATTGTTTACTGAATATTTCAGTTCTAGCAACTTCTTTCGATATTGAACCTGTTGGAGTGGTTACAATTTTTCTGAACGCCTCCATATTGTCCTTAACAAATGATGTTGATACTGCACCTCTCACAACAGCCTCTTTAATTGCAGCAACATCATTTGCAACAATATCACCTGTCTTCATGGAAGCCCTTGCAATTTCTTCCATTGATTGAGGTTGTTCTTTTTGAGCTTTGATTAATTTATCAAATTCTGTTTGTGTAACTTCGCTAAGTTTCTTTGTTGAATCTCTTCCTTGGTCATCTCTAATCTTAACAACATAATTCCCTGAGGCATCCATTTCAGATAAATTAGTTAAAAACTGTTTGTCTGATTCGTCTTTGAAGTTTAGACTTGGGCTTATTTGTGATAATCTTTTATCAAGTTCTGCAGCTGCTAATCCTGACTTAGATAAGTTTTCATAACTCATTCCTGTTTCCTTAGCCAACTGTCTAAGAGTTAACATTCCTTGAGGATTAATCTTAAATGATTTTGTTTTTTCGTCGAAATATGTAAATTGTTTACTTGCTTTAACTAAACTTTCTTGTAGAGCACCTGGGTCATTGATAGAAGCATTCATCAACGCAAATGGGTCTGCTAGCGTACCAACCGAAACTCCTAACCTTTGGAAGGATGATGCTAATTCAACAGCTCTTTCAGGGTTCATCGCATCTTCTGCCAAACTAAACGCCTCACCCATATCAAATCTGAACTGTGAAGCCCTTGCCGCCATCTTTGTTAATCCCTGAACTCCTCCTTCAAAATTGAACTTATTTAGCTTTGAGGTGTTATCAACAACTTGACCCATTACCTCTTTAGCGTTTAAACCTAAATCTCTAACAGTTAAAACTGATTCTTCAAGCTGTCCTCCAACAACACCAAATTGGATGCCGGCATCTGTAAATGAACTAACGATATTAGTAACTTCTGAACCAATAACTTGACTGGTTGCATACAATTTTTCAACACTTTCCGCCGATGCTAAGGTGTTTTTACCTGTTGCAAGAGCAATGTCTTTCATTACCTTTAACGTACCTTCAAAGTCTGCACCAAGTCTTTTTAATCTTGGGGCTGCCTCATTCACGGCAGTCATCATCTCACCAACTCTGGCTCTCGATAAAGTAAATCCACCAACTAATTCATTGGCAGCCTTTTTCATTTCCGAGGCGGCAGTGGTAAATTCGTCAATACCAAAAGAAACTGCTTCTCCTAATTTTTTTCCAAATTCACTTGGTTTTTCTTTGTCGTCAGCCATTAAATGTTTTTCTTATAAATAGAAGAAGGACTATTTTTTTAGTCCCCCTTGTTAGTTTCAATCCATTTATCTAAGAGATATTTTCTCATAAAAATGGGCATCCTTTCAAAATCTTGATATGTAATCTTTAATAATGTATTCAAATAAAAGAATTCATCGAGTTGTCCTTTTCTATAATCAGAAGAAAGGACGAAAAAATTCTACCCCAAAACCGACGTTTACTGTCAGTCTATCTCCTGATGGGGTTGTTACTACTCGGTTCATGTCTAATCTTGGTTCATTTTCATCCATAAAATTTCTTATGAATTTAGAATCCATTATTGGCATTTGTTCAATAAATTTAGCTATCTCACCTTTATCTTGATTTCCGTCAATTTCAACGATTTGTTTTTGTAATCTCCAAGTGACTCTTGGTGCAACTCTTCCAACAGGATATTGAGCTGTCATTTTATTTATCTCAATTATATCACCATAAGTCATTGGTTTTAACTTAATAGTAACACCCGACTTTGGTAACAATGTTGTGAATGTTCCGTCCTCAGAAGGAACCTGTCCTTGATTTATACTCAACTCGTCTAAAACAACTGTTGTTTCGAATTGTTTTCTTGTTGTTGGGTCTATAACATTAACTGTTAGTTCAGGTCCAAATGCTGTGTTTCTTAAGAATACAAGAATAGCTTCCACATCTCCTTCTAACAAATCTTCAACCCTAATGTCAGGCTCATATAGTTTTGTTCTAATTAAGTTGGTAGATATGTCATCTCCACCAGCCATTAAGATATTTTCATCTGTGGCAGTTAAATAACCTACCTTAACCGATTTTTTCTTGTTTTTATAGAATACACCTTGAGAGGGTAAAGGTACCACGTCGTGAGGTAATGTAAAATTCTGTTGTGCGTAATTTGATGTTTGATTTTCCATATAAAAAAATAACCGTAAAGTTTATGTCTTTACGGTTAAATATAGTTTGTATTGATTTTTTATAAATAGTATTAGTATACTAACACACAACGGTCAGGACGAAGACTAGCCGTAATATCAGCTAATGCATCTGTTGAGTATCCTAAAGAACCGAAGTCCACACTTGTTAAGAAGGTTCCATAAAGAATCCACTTTTCAACAACCACACCTGTTGGGTCTAACATCTCCAAGTCAATATCTTTCTTATAACCCGCAGCATAACCCATACGACCTGTTACTGATTCAGCGTGTAAACGAACCCACTCCATAAGAGCTTGAGAAGCTGAAGGACCAATTGGGTCTCTAAACTTAACCGTCATCTCATCCCAGTTGAATCTACCTGCAACGTATGTTGATGTATTTAAAAATTGTATTTCTGTTGAAGCAATTTTGATGGATGGTCTTTTCGTACTTTCCACGAACCACTCATTTATCCCTAAGCTTGAAGGAAACCTCAAGATGAATCGGTTTTGACGTTTCGGTTCGTAAGGAATCGGCATTTTCATTAGTAAATCAGCCATGTTATTATAATTTTGTTTTTTTTATTTTATATCTTATAAATATAGTCTTATCAAAAATATTTCTATTTACTTTGTGGTTAGAAATTAATATTCATTATTTATATTCCTTCTTAATTCCTCCAGCAGTAGAATAAGTTTTTACTATATTATCTGGTTTATCTTTAAAATGTTTACTTATCTTTTCTACATTCTTTAAATCATCATCTGAAAATCCTATTTTAGGTTGTTCTGGTATGAATTTATTAGCTATATCTCTTTTTAGGAATGCTTTTTTATTAAGTAACGCAGCCAATCCTTTTACATAGTCCACAAATTCGTCCATAGCCATTACCTTTAACTCTTCAGGACTTGCAGCACTTCCGTCATTTCCAAACGATACGGGGTGATATCTGTTAAGTTCTAAATAAGACCTAATTAAATCATCATCAGACATATCTTCTTCGTCAGAAAATGTTCTATATTTTTTAAGATTCTTAACTAATTGGTCTTTATCAATACCACCAAATCCGTTGATGATATAATTGTAAACCGCTTCTTTTAACGTGTTTGGGTTGTGACCTCTCGCGGTGATTATTGAAAAAACTGAACCGTTATTAATCGCCTCTTTAAAGTCGTTAAACGCAGGACCTTTTTTAGCGGTCATTGCATCTATTAAAAAGTCTTTGTCACCCGAAGTTCTAAAGTTTCTAAAAGCATCATCAGCAAAATCAACAACCGTCTCACCCTTATACTCAAACGGTTTTTTCCCAATGTTATGTCTATATTCCGCAAAATCGTCAGTACTCATCCCAACCTCATCACCGTCTTCAGTCTTCAAAACTATTTTAGTCGGCATATGAACAATATTATCATCCCAATCGAATGCATAATATTTCATATCTGGTGTATGCTCTGCTCTAAATCCTTCTACTATTCTTCTCATATTGGCTAAAAGGGGGAGATAAACTCCCCCATTTTTTTATTAGATATTTTCAAACGAAGCTCCTGTTGGAGTGATAAAGAATTCGATGTCGATGAATTCTAATGCCTTCGTAGGTTTTAAGTAAATCTTACCTGTAAGTGTATTTCTGTCTAAGTCTTCAGGAGAAGATGAAACTGTTACACGGAAATCGTATAAACCTCTGTCTCTTCTGATAGAATCTAAGATTGGGTTAACACTGTCTAAGAATTGTTGTCTAACGATTTGGTCGTTTTGTTCGAACAATAATCTTACAGCTACCGCTGAAATCAACTTACGAGCTTGTAACAACAATCTTCTAACGTTCAATCTGTTAAGAGCTGTGTCAGCAACTTGTAAAGTTTTGTTACCCCAAATTACTGTTCCAACATCAGAGAAAGTTGCGATAGGGTTGATTCTACCTTGATACAATGTATCTCTATCTTCTTGAGTTAGTTTTTGTCTAGCTTTAATTGAATTTACAAGACCTCTTGTGTAACCCGCTGATGCGAACCAAGGGAATGCAATGTTATCTGTTAGTGCTAAGTTTCTACAAACTTCACCTGTTGGTGGTAAATAGATTTGTGTATTGTTAACCGTGTCTCTTGTTAAAATCCAAGGATAGTAAGTTGCCGTATAGTTAGAATCGATTCCTGTGTTATCTAAATTATCAACAGCTCTCTGTGAATAAATTATCTCTTGTGGATTAGTACCATCAGGTGAATACATTGTATAATCAGGAGTTGTAACGATGTAAACCGAGTCAGCTCTTGAATATTGAACCATGTTAATTGCGTCTTCGCAAAGATTTGAATTGTTTAGATAATCGATACTTGCCGTTGCAAATACATTGATATTTGTAGATTCAGGATTTGCGAATGTAAGAATACCAAGTAAGTAAGCATAATAGTCGGTGTTACCAAAATCTTGAGTATTATCTTGTACAATAATTCTTTTAAATAACCCGTCTCCTGTTGCGTTTGGATATCTTGGAGATGCCGAAGCTCCCGCCAAATATCCTGATGCACCTAATTGGAATCTATCTTCATTAGTTCTCCATTGTCTATAGATATCCCAACCATCAAATCCGCCAGCAAAACATACAGTATATTTTCTAGCGTAGATGAAGTAATAAGGATTTTCTTGTAGTTCTGGGTCGAATCTAAAATCAGCAACACCACACTCAAACTCTGTTTGACCACTTGTTTGATAAGTATTAGCAATTGTAACAACTGTAGCACCTGAGTCCATATGGAACCCTTTACTTTGAACATTCCACGGTA